TGTATGTGGGTTTACACCATTAGCTACTATGACAGCTTTCGGTGGATGGGGAGGGTTTTCTAAAATCGGAATACCCGGAGCAGGAGGTCCACAGGCTACCGGTGGAAATGTTTCAAATTTATCTGGAAATTCTGGATTTTGTAGTCCTACCTGTGGTAAAGCAGGCGGACTAGCGGTTACCGGTGTTACCAGTCCTAGCGGCGGAGCTGGTGGTCCAGGAGATGCTACCGCAATCGGAACTCCAGGATCGCCCGGTGTTGTGAGATTTACTTGGTCTTAAATTAATTCTAAAAGTAATTCTAATTTAGTTCGATTAATCTTATTCATAAGACTAGTGCGAACTCCTCGATGAAGAGGTCTAGGCCACGATCCTAAATCACACCAAGCATACCCATTGTGCTCGGCGTTAAGAGTAGGTATAAATTCTCTATCAACTAATAAGACATATGTATTATATTGAAATAACTGATCTTTACTTACAAATAGTTCTAAAGGAATAACTTTTTTAATTACAGGAGTTTTTCCAACTTCTTCATCAACTTCTCTAATTAGAGTATCATATAAAGTACTATCATATGGTTCTCTCTTACCACCTACTAGACCCCAAGTACCTTCAGTTTTATAATGAGTACGCAATAAAAATAAAAATCTTTTTGTATCTTTTGCCAAAAATAACCCACCAGAACATATTATTTCATTCATAGTATCATACGCCAATTTTCGTTTGAATAAACTCCTTCGAATGACTTCGACCACTGTCTACCGTCCCATTTGTATTGTATTCCAGTATATGCATTAGTTATATATGTCACTGTTCGTGTGTTCTGAGAATCGAAAATAACCCACCAACGAAACCCATCCCATTGGATAATATCATTAGCATGAGCGATCTTTTCTTCGGGATACCCAGCTAAAGGCCCGGCACCACTCCATGCAAGCGTTACATCAGTTCCTTGATTAATAACGACATCTTCTAAAACCAAATATCTACGATCGACATTTTTGCCAGACACTGAATTAGGATTAAAAGTTTGAGGATTGACTATAGCATCAATTGTTCCTCTACTATAAGTATTCGAATAATCTGTTAAAATAGTATTTGCTGGTATGGTATCTATATCAAAGTTTAAATTCATTAATCCGTCATTTAGAGGATTCAAAGTCATATACGCTACAATTTCATTACCATCTGGTTTTGATAGACGTAATTGGCTTAGACCGGAAGTAAACTTTCCTGGATATAAATCTAATATTTGTAACCAAGAAGGTCTGTTTGGTACTTCATCGGTATTAACCCAACTTTCATTGATATTACTTTCCTCATTTGGAACAAGAACTGCAGTATTATTCAATACCAATACTCCGAAGTTAAAAGGAGTAACTACTTCTCTAGCAGACGGAGTAACGCCTCCGAAAATATTTCCTCCCGCTATCACGTCATCATAGCCGCCATTTTTTCCAGTTCCTGTAGGTTCAGCAAAAATATTATTGATAATTTTCGTAATGATACCTAATTTTTTAACTTTAGCAGGAGGAGTAATCCATATAGGTGCTTCAAATTGTAATGTAGCAATACTTAAATCGTTGTTTACTCCTTGAGGTACAGTCCTTGATTCAAAAACACTACCATCAGTAAGTTCTAATACGCTTAAACTAGTCCAATCGATGTAATTATCAGTAGTTTGTAATTCCATACTAGGATTGAATAATACTGTGATTTGTTCCCACAATTGAAATTTTTGATCAGTATTTGTAGTCCATATATCGGCATTGAAAGTAATCTTATAAGGAGTCGGCATTAATCTTTCAATAGTATAATTTGCTCCTTGAGTATTAAGATATTGTTGAGACCCTGGGTCAAAATCTCTTTCTCGAATATTAATTTTATCTACATAAGTAGGATCTTGCATCATTTCTCGATTAAACTTAACATCTTTAATAAAACAAGCAATAAAAGGCGCAGTGGCCATAATGTTTTCGCTATTCTTATTGATAATAGCTGCAACTTGCCTAGACATGTCTCCATATCGAACTGGCACTTGTTTTATAACCCCATTACCGTCCTGGTAACAGAAGTTACTCATTAATCTCATAAATTGAGTTAAGTAACGCTTAATCTGACCATCATAAAAGAATGTTGACATTAATTATCTGCCTTTGGTAGTAGTACTTTGCTAAGTGCTTGACGTTCTTGAACAACTTGACCGGCAATAGTAGCAGTATTATTATTATTAATAAAGCTTCCTTTAAGTGTTTGTCTAGTCTGAGAGTTTGGTGCAAGTTGGCCATTAGTTGGCTTATTAGTCATGGTCATCTTAACATTATCCTCGAACACAATCCAATGTTTTCCATTCCATTGAAATAATCTATTAGGAAAATAATCTGTTCTCAAATGAAATTGACCATTAAAAACAGGAGACGGAAATTCTGTTCCAGAAGTAAAAGGAACACCATTAGGCGGTATTCCATCTCCGGTAAGATATCCAATATAAATGTCTCTCTTAGGAGCATTTAAAATAATGCTAGCATCTAATGCAGCCATTTCGGTATCTACAGTATTAATAGTGTCACTAGCATCTTCAGTATCAACCAGTCCTGACGATCTTGTAGGGATCACGTAGTAACTGCGAGTATTATATCCACTAGTCAATGCATCTGCTTCCGCTTGTGCAATAATAGAATTGTTAATGGCAATACTTTGGTTATAGGTGCTTATTATATCTTTCAATGTAGATCCATCCCCATTTCCGCTGTCTGCGTTGAGTATTTCCGCAAATTCTTGACTGTCTACTAAAGGTTGGCATTTTGCACGTAATAAATGCGGGTACCAAGTTTGACTAAATCCTGTACTAGGACGAGTAACTTCTGTAATTACATAATATCTTTTTAACGCTACCATTATATCATTTGTTTCTAATGCATATTCATCTTTTTGATGAGGCAATTCGATAACGTCACCTGCCATAATTTTTCTACCTAAAGATTCAACCGTGCCTCTTAAATGAAAGTGTATCAATATTTCATCATTATTGAGCATTAGTCCGAACTGTGCAAGATTAAAAACCGTATCTTGCATAGTATAGACTCCTCTTATTCTATAAACGTCAGGAGAATAATGACGATCACGATTTTCCATTACTAGTAGATCTTGTATTCCTAATTCAGGAATAGGATTGGTATTGATAGGAACAGTCGGTGTTGCTGTACTAGTGGATGCAGGATTTACTGGCCCGAGATATTTGTGTATCAAACAGTCAGTGCCTCCCACTTGAAATTGTTCGTTTATTAAACGATCGATCAGTTTAAAATCATTGCCTTTTTCAGGCCTATAAAGTGACAAACGGGGCATAGTAATTGTATTTATGTAGCTAAATAACAGTATGAACGACCTAGACAATCTAAGACAAGATGTTATCGATTACATTAAAACCTTCTTAGGTGACGGAATGGTGGATGTAGAATTAGATCCAAATCACTACAATACTGCTATTGACAAAGCATTATTAAGATACCGTCAACGAAGCCAAAATAGTACTGAAGAAAGTTTCGGATTTATTACGTTACAAGTAGACCAAAACGAATATTATATGCCTAAAGAAGTTATGCATGTTAGACAACTATTTCGTCGCAGTATCGGTTCTCGTTCAGGCGGCGGTGATGGCGGAAGTTTATTTGAACCATTCAACTTGGCTTATACTAATACATATTTGTTAAGTAGCAGCAATATGGGCGGATTAGGTACATATTTTGCTTTTGCTAGTTATCAAAATTTAGTAGGAAAGATGTTCGGTAGCTTCATTAATTTTGATTTTAATCCAACTACTAAAAAATTAAGAGTCAGCCAGCGTCCTCAAACTGAAGAAAATATTCTAGTTTGGATGTATAATTACCGCCCAGATTTTAATTTATTTCAAGACCCATATGCAGGTATTTGGATAAGAGATTATGCGTTAGCAATGTCCAAAATTATGTTAGGCGAAGCACGCGAAAAGTTTGCTACAATTGCGGGTCCTCAAGGCGGAACCAGTCTCAACGGCGGAGCGCTTAAAAGCGAAGGACTAGCAATGGCTGAAAAACTCGATGAAGAGATTAAAAATTACCAAGATGGCGGCCAGCCATTGACATTTGTAATCGGTTAACTTATAATAATTTCCTATTAGGAGTTTTTATGCCTATCTTAGGAGTAGTCGGATTTATCTCATCCGGCAAAGATACTATTGCAGATTATTTGGTAACTCATCATGGATTTGTAAGAGAAAGTTTTGCCAGTAATCTTAAAGATTCTGTTTCTGCTATTTTTGGATGGGATAGGCAACTACTCGAAGGGCTTACTGAAGAAGCCAGAGAATGGAGAGAGCGTGTTGATCCTTGGTGGGCCACACGACTTAATATGCCGAAACTAACCCCTAGATGGGTCCTGCAATATTGGGGTACAGAAGTATGCCGACAACAATTTCATGATGATATTTGGATTGCTAGTCTTGAAAATAGACTGAAAAATAGTACCCGGAATGTTGTTATTTCTGATTGTCGTTTTCCAAATGAGCTTCGATCTATTAAAAATAGCGGCGGAACTTTGATTAGAGTTCGAAGAGGCGATGACCCCGAATGGTACGATTTTGCGTTAAAACATAAAGAAATGATGCCCGAAGTTTATCCGGATGTACATAGTAGCGAATGGTCATGGGTAGGAACCGAGTTTGATTATGTTGTTGAAAATAATGGTAGTAAACAAGATCTTTTTAGCCAAATTGATTCTATAATTAAAAATCCGGGGTCAGATCCCCTTGACGCCAGGGTAAATGTTGCGTATGAAGTAGCCGTTGGCAATTGGCACAGACTGTCTTAAGATTATCATATCGGCAATTATTTAGATTGCCGTCTATATGAAATACATTAAATTGTTCCGGATATTTACTAGAATATCCACATTTGTCACATTTTGATTTCTTTTTATAACCCGACTTAGCCCACTTTGGCACTCCATCTCGGCTGACCCTAGAACAGTGATCGCATTGTGATCTATAATGCGCTCTTCCATCTTTATAATAATTAATGGCTACAGGCCGTTGATTACATTTTTTACATAAATCCCTCATATATTAATCCCTTTATTGCGCCCTTTATAAAGGTATTTAACCGGTGAAAAAACCAAATTACCGATAAATAAAATTAACCATCCTTTAAGGAGATCGATAAATGGCAACACTAAATTCACCCGGCGTGCAAGTTTCAGTTATTAATGAAAGTTTTTATGTACCAGCCGCACCGGGAACAATACCTTTAATTTTTGTAGCATCTGCAAGTAATAAACCTAATGCTAGTGCTACCGCTACGGCAGTAGGAACATTAGATTCTAATGCTGGGCAAGTATGGACTATCACCAGTCAGAGAGATCTTACAGATACATTTGGAACTCCTTATTTTGAAACAGATGCTAGTAACAATCCTGTTAATGCCGGCGAATTAAATGAATATGGACTGCAAGCCGCTTATAGCTTATTAGGAGTTAGTAGTCAAGCTTACATAGTTCGTGCAGATGTTGACCTAAGTCAATTAGAACCAAGTACAGATGCTCCAAATGGATTACCGGTAGCTGGCCAGTATTGGGTCGATACTGCAAATACCATGTACGGAATTAGCCAATGGGACAGCGTTAATAAAGTGTTTACAACAGTAACACCATTAATTATTGACGATTCTAACAAATCTATTGCTGCAGATGCTGCCGGAGAAGATTATACACCAAAGACAAGTTTTGGGTCGATCGGATCGTATGCGATGGTTGTTACATCGTACAATACCAACCAACTTTGGTATAAAAATTGGTCTAACAATTGGGTTCAAGTTGCTACGAATCTTGAAACTGGATTTACCTCAAATGGGTGGACTAGTAATTGCTGGCAAACAAGTATTCCAGTTGTTGTTAGTACAGGATTAAAATCAGGATTACAATCCGGAGCTTCTGCATTTAGCATTAACGGACACAGTATTACTCTTTCAGGAATAACGGTAGATTCGATTGTATCTAGCATTAATAGTATAATGTACCAATATGGAGTTGGAGCAAGAAATGTTAATGGATACCTTGCAATTTATGCCGATGCTACTGCTTCTTCAACAGGGTCTGGACAAGATGGAAAAGTTGTGATAGCAGGCGGGACTGATACTTTAGATCAATTAGGTTTAGGTGCAGGACCATATGGCCCGCTCGCTATAGCTATTCAACCACATACACAAGTTCCTAGATATGCTAGCTTAGGCAATCCTAGCGGCAGTCTATGGATCAAAACCACAGCACCAAGCAATGGTGCTAATTGGTCTGTAAAATATTATAACGGTGCTACGCAGACATTCGGAAGTGTGTCAGCTCCTCTTTATCCGACTTCCTCTGCAGCAATTTATACTTTAGATAAGGCCGGGGGTCTTAATATTCCGGTAGGCACATTGTACGTAGAAAGTAACTATGATCACGGAGTTAGCCCAATAACAGGTGTAACTACTAGTTCATATGCAACAGCAAACTTTGCATTATATAGAAGAAACAGCACAGGACCTACAACTATTTCTAATTCTGTTGCTTCTAGTTTTACTTTTAATTCCGCAGGAAGTAGTTTTACAATTGCTGAAACTGTA